AAGAGGTACACTAACATGTTCGTTAATGTAATTTTCATACTCACATACCTCTGCCTCTAGCATTTCATTTGCTATGTCATTGGTGATTTCCATGCCCTCTGTGACACTTTTTGTGTGCCCATATCCAATTGTCCAGACACCTGCCGAACACTGGTAAGCTGTTAATTCACAGCCTTCAAATTTTTTAATAAGGGCTAAGCCCTCTGCTGATATTTTCAATTTTCTTCTCCTTAAAGAAATGAGTGCCTCTTTACGAGGAGGCACCCAAGTTGTTAGACATTTTGCTAGTGTAGCAGAATATAAGTGTTTAATATTACACTGGCCGCAAATGATAGTAATACTATCTGACCAAATGTTTCTAGAAAACTGGTTAAACTCCCCATATCTAGCTTCTGTCTCTCCGTTCTTACAAATTTCTTAATTTGTTCCATTTTTACTCCAAGATTGCCTCTTGAAATTTGGAGCGAACTACGCAATATCTAAAATTTGTCTCTTAGAATTTGGCGTTCTTGACAGAGAGATTGTTAATAAACCATTTGATTTGCTAACAGAGTCTACTTGTAGTTCAGAATTTAGAATAAACCTTCGTTCAAAAGACTTTAAACTAAGTCCCTGATGGACAAATCTTTCGCCATCATTCAACTTGCGTTCCTTTTTTCCCTTAACATGAAGCTCTTCGCCATCAGCGATAACTTCAAGTTCTTCTTTACTCCAACCTGGCAAAGCGATTTCAATACGATAATCCCCTTCACTTTCGATAATGTTATATCTAGGATATGCACTTTCCGTATAATGCGGCATAGTAGGCACATCTAGTCCAAGCCAAAATTTACTTAAATCAATACTCATTTTATTCTCCAATATTCCTTTCGGTAATAATTGCCTACCCTCTCGGTGTAGACGCGCTAAACGAGAATGAACCTATTTCATTCTCTATAGTATATTATACCAAAAATAATACCACAAGTCAAGAACTATTTTTTGTTAGTCCTCGAAATCAATGTGTCCATTGCTTTTCATATAGTCAAGCGTGGTAGAGATTCCCTCTTTCTTTCCGCTGTGGTAACTACTTGCAACTGCAATTGCGAGTACTATCAGATATGCTATGTCTTGTTCTGCCATATATAGTGTCTCCTATTATTAATACATATATTATATCAAAAATATCACCACGTGTCAAGACATATTTACAACAATGTTAAATTTAATTCTTGACACGTGCTTACGAATGTGTTATAATATGCGTATGATAAAAATTTATGATAATTTTATGACGCAGGACGAGTTGAGTACTCTCTACTCTTTGGCGGTTACAGGAAACTATAGTATAGGGTGGGATGATACTAGCACTATTGAAAATAGGCAGTACCCTTGTCTTTACATGGAATTTCCTAAAATAGAGTGGGCAGAGCTTCAACAATACTTTGATAATTGCCCTGAATTGGCTGGTCTAGAAGTTCAGAAAGGCGTAGTTAATCTTACTACTCCCTCCTCTATCAACTTTCGTCATACGCATGGGAAGGATTCTCGTGTGTTTTTATACTATCTCAACCCCGAATGGAGAGAAGAATGGTATGGCGAAACTATCTTTTATGGCGATAAAGGCGAAGATAATAGAGTAATTTCCTATGAACCAAATAGGGCTGTTATCTTTGATGGTCATCACCCACATTCCATAAGACCTGCTTCTCACATAGCTCCAAGTTATAGATTTACTCTATCAATTTTCTTCGAACTACAAGACAAAAATAGTTCTTGACATTTGATATTCGTTTTGATATAATATAAATATGAACTATAAAAGAGGACACTGGGCTGAAAGCGAACGTAAATATCTTAAAGATAATTATAATCGTATGCCCATAGAAGATATCATAGCGAAGTTAAAAAGAAGTCCGAGTTCAGTAACTTCGCAAGTACACTACCTTCGTAAACGAGGGTGGACATTTAATAGGATTAGAGATAATGAGTAATGTAATAGAATTTCCGAGAAAAACAGATTCGGAAGCACAAGTAGTAGAACTGATGAACATACTGGTATATAAGTGCAGTGAGCTGGGAATCAATATTAGCGATCCCGACTTTGTGTATGACATGGCCTGGGTACAACGATTCGTTCAAGCAACTTGCGACAATCAAAATAATATTGCGAATGACCTGTATCGTTTAACCCGAGCAAAGGGAATATGTCAAGAGTAGATTACCAAACACATCTACTTATTGTAGCCATGGAAGAAGCTGGAGAATTTATTCAGGCTTGTTCTAAAATATACAGACACAATGGCGGAGACACTGAAATAAAGTGTTTGTCAGAAGAAGTTGGTGATGTACAAGCACTTATCAACCTTCTACAAGAATCTGGAGTCATAGACCTTAATATTGCTAATGAGAAAAGAGTAAATAGAGAACAAAAACTAAGGAAATATGCCAAGAATAACAACTAAAAATATGAGCTTCGAGAAAGCTCTACGAATATTTCGTAAACAATGCGATAATGCTGGAATCAAGGATGCTGTGCGTAGCAAAGAATTTTACGAAAAACCAAACGCAAAGAGAAGAAGAAAAAAGCAAGAAGCAGTTAGACGAAAAGACCGAGCTTTAGCTAAATTAAGAGATGAGTTTAAGAGGAGAAGGCGTAAGTAATGACGCGTATAAATACATTCATTCTCATACTAGCAATACAAATATAATTTATTTTCACATTTCAACAACCTACCTGAGCGAGTTAAATCATACTCCTCCAAAAAATAGTATTTGCATTTTTGGTAAAAGTATGGTATAATAATATCATAAATTATGATGATTAGATAAACCAATTAATTATCACTCTTCACAAAACGAACTTATAATGAGATTTCATCTCAAGAAAAGCTCTGGAATGAAATGGAAGAGCTTACCTTGGAATCTTAATTATATAGTGAGTGATAACGATATAATCTATATCAATCATATCTTACCCAATGAAAAGTAATTCAATCCGTATCGGGTATTTCTAAAGAATTACAATTACCAATTTCCCAACAACTTACTACAATTGCGTCCAATTCGCAAGTATATTTTTACCTATACAATTGAATGGTCGCAAAAGACATACCCCAATTAATACGCCTTATATGCAAATTATCCCTAGATTATAAAAAGTGGTAGAGTCGCTAGACTCATAACGAGGTGTTATAACCCCGCTACAAGTCCTTGAACTCGTCTGGTTGTGGGAATCGAATGTTCCTCACACTGGTGGAGAATCTATAGTTATCCTCATCATAGAGAGTTATTATCATGCCATGGTCTGGATGAACTCTTGGCTCTTTCTCAACAAAATAATACTTTCCTCTCTGAGCTATAGTTTCCCTAGTTTTACTACTGGTTGGTAGAAGTTCAACGATTCTTTGTTTCCAAGCTGTCATGTAATTCCTCCAATAGTGTTTTTAGTTCTGGCTTAGGAGATTTTACCAACCCCGCCAAGTCCACATAATCAATCATCAACAAATCAGCAACTTCTTGCACAATTTGTTTCTTTGTGACGGGCGTCTCACCCGCCTTGGTTTTATATACAGTTTTCTTATAGACTCCTTCCCTAGAAAGCTTACCTATTATAGATTTTATACTCTTATCCAATTCTTCAGATAGTTTTTCTACTGTTTCTCTATCAGGTTTTAGCCTATATTGGTTAGTTATATACTCCACTTGGTCTTGCGTGTAGTTTACGCTCATATGATTTCTCCCAAATCGCCTGTGCTGTCAATGTCATCAACAATTCTTTTATACTGCGTGACGATATCATTCATTTCCATAGGAGACATTGACCATTCCCTACATAATATCTTCATCGCTTGTAACTCAGACTCCTCAAGGGCTATAGTTCTGTACTCAAAGTCCTCGTGAATCTGGTCTATAATGTGTTTATTCACATTCATTTCTTTTTCCTCCAATTATCTACTAAGGCATGTCCTGTTAAAGGTGTGCCAAAAGTATGGATATGTATTCCTTTCTGTAGACGCTTTATTGTGCCGTCATTATACTCAATATCAGTCACGCCTGCTCTGTTAGCCGTGTCTTGTGGGCGGTCATCATACCACATACTACTAAAGCAATGTGAGTGAATCGCTGCTACTTGCTTTGACCACTTCTCTGCTTCTAGTAAATCTTTCTGATATTCTACTACCTCGCTGTATTGAGTCATAGTATTCCTCTGTTTTCAAAGAAATTGTACACAAAATCATCTAACCACTCGTTAGGACATACTTCTTCTCCTTCAATTTCGTAAGTTTCGTCCCAGAAAAATTTGTTTTCTACTGCGTTTCCAAACTTTTCCTTTGTATAATGATGAATTTCATCACTATCTAGCTCCTCCGTAGACGAGTATGCTTCGCCTTCAGAGTTTAATCCAAAGTCGCAGACTCCAATGAAGTTGCGAAACTCATCTTCATATGTCATATATGCCGTCACATCTTCATCCCACTGGCCAATAAAAGTCACTAAGTACTCTGCCATCTCTATAGGAGCGCACCAAGCTGAGTATCCACTAAAAGTGCCGTACTCATCCCAATCTTCCACATTACACCACTTAGCACCTATGTTAGTGCAGTACCAATCCCAGCTATTTTCTAAATACCCTTCCGCATCAAACGTAGGATTTGCACTAGCCATAAAAGGTTGTAGTTCTAGTTCAGCTAACTGTTTGTAGCCATGGTATGGCGGGTCTAGTTTTTCACCGCTCCATGTTGTTTTAATCTCTACTAATTCTGTTTTTAACGAATCTAGTAGATTATTTACTGCTTCTTCCTTAGCATCAATGTGAATACTAAAATATACGTGATTTGCCATTATATGTCTCCTTGCTCTCGCTGTTCACTTCGTACTACCTCAAAGCCATTAGGGTAGCGTTTCTCTAATTTTTTAATGTTTTCTTGCATTACTTCTTCAGGTGTGAAACCTAGAGCAATACAACCCTGTACCCAATACCATAATACATCTCCTAACTCACGCTTCATATGAAATATCTCATCATCTGTGAATTGTGTATCTGCTTGGAATATTTTTTTCTTTACTACTTCCGCAAATTCTCCACTCTCAGCCATCATGCCGATAACTGAAGTCATGAGTCTTGCTACTTGCATTTCTTCACCATGCTCATCGCCTTTGTGCCATGAGTCGCCTTGTAAGACATTTAATCGGTTTTGAAGTGCAAAAGTATTTTTACTTGCTTCGCTGGTTGTAGTGTTTACAAATTTAGCATAATCATTTATCATCTGTTTCTTCTCCTTCTACTGCTAATAGTTCATTTAGTCTGCTAATCATTGCTTCATACTCTTTAGTGAGTAATTGCAACTCGTCATTTAGTTGTTCGATTTGTTCAACTATTGTTTGCATATCTTCATCGCATAGCTTGAGAAGTTGGGATATGCGACCAATCTCCTCTTGCCTGTATTTATGCCCCACTCTTTGAGCTGCGTTGGGGAAGTGTATTAACTTGCCCATAGATTTCCTACTGCTATCCATAGAATTACTACTAATGCTATATAACCCATGCTAATTAAGATTGTATCTATGCCAGGCTCATACTCGCCCCATATTGCTTCCATTACTTTTTTCATTAGCGATACCTGTCGTTATCATTGCCATAGAAATACATGAAAACAAGGAACATAAGCACGAGTAATAGTGTCGTGTAATCCATTAGACAGTCTCCTTATCTTTCCACTCAATCCTAACACCTCGCCTAACTAATTCGTTTAGGTACTTTTGTTTGTGTTTTGGTTTAGTTCTGCTACTGTTGATTGCATCAAATAATTCTTCTTTGCTTGTGCATTTCAAATAGTAGTGCTTATATCTTTTGTTTTTGCCGCTAGACGTGTCCATTCTTTGACCACGCACTCGGTTGTGTATTCTTTCACTTGGTTTAAATTTAGCTGGCATTGTTTACTCCTTATTGTTCCTGCTGGTTTATAATCTGTCAATTATGTAGTCTGCTACACAATCTAGCATTGCATCATAGTCTTGGTGTTCAATCTTATGGCATGCATATTCGTGTGCCTCAAGTACTAAGCTCTTTGGCACATCATCAATTTTGCACTTGAAGCTCGGGTTCTTTCCGCTCTCTTCAAATTCTATATAGTGGCGTAGGTTTTCTACTGTGTCCTGCAAGGCTAGAATCCCATAGATTTCGCACTGATAATGTTTCTCTACTGCGTCTAGCACTTCCCACAAGTCATGCGTATGGAAGAAAAGCTTGCCATCATCTGTGTCTTGCACTTCTTCCTCGGCTATATTGTTTCCACACTTAATTCCCCAAAATCGTCTCACTACTTGCTCCCTTTTGTGTATGTTATTACTGTGCCTACTTTAGAAGGTGTTTGAACGCTATCGTCGCTGATGCTCCATGTCTGGAACGGCCCTTTCCAATAGTTATTGCACTGCTTCCTACGCATAATTTCTTTGCGTATCATTTTACCTGTGCGTGTCAATTCGTGGCGTTGTGCCAACAATTCGACATTATCCATTTCCATTATAGCGGAATACTCTATATTTACTTGTGCCATTGTTTCCTCCTTTCGACCTCATAATTTTAATATACATATATTATATCACGCCTATCAGGTATTGTCAAGAACTATTTTAAGATATGCTGAAATTTTTGATGTTAATTTCGGTGGGATAAAAAAACCGAGCACTTCGGCTCGGTTGAAAAATTAGATATTTTTACTTTCATAGGTATTCACGCATCTATTCCCTATGTGCTGTGCTTGCGTGCGGTAAAGACTTATCAGCTTTTAGTTTTTATACTCGGCATGTCGGAATATTTATCATGCACCTATCGAGTCGTAGAAGCAGAGAGGCTATGGAAAAAGTTAGCTAAATTACGCAACCTAAAGGCATCTGCACACTACTATTTGGTTCAAGCCAGAGGTGAAGGATGGTACAGGCTTTATTCATTATCGCTGGCCTATTTCGCAACACTTGTCTTGCTTAGCTTTTATACTGACTCCAAGTCTGCAGTCTGCGACTTACAGTTTCCCTAAGGGTTACCTGCGTCGCCATGTTCTTAAATTGCTTACTGCCCCCCGATATCTATGATATCTCGCTCTCGCAGTATGCGTTGGGAAACATCTCCTTTCCCTTGCCCGATTTAACATATGCTCACATTACTTGGTGGGGTTGACAGCTAAAGCTGAATCTCGCCTTGCATACTGATGCTAAATAAAATGGTTTCCTTCTCGTTTCCTCTTGTTGCTACCGAGCAAATCGGTTTGTTATCAAGAGTGTCAGCGTGGTTTCCTCACTCTACCTGATATTTTGGTGTATCTGGCGTCAATCACCTCTGCATTTTTAAACCCGAAGGCCGTATCGCCCAGAAACGCAGATAAACAAATCGGTTTTATACTTTCGACAAAGTGCTTGAGCGTGGATTCCTACTCTGCTTACGACCTACACGCAAATGTAGGGATTACTGATAAGGTTAGCCACTGGCCTCGTTAACCGACAAGTTAATCGGATATGCATATACTTCTTACTGGCGGAAGATATCTCTGCATATGAGCATCAAAAACGGACATTGCATTCATCTAACGCTTTCTCTCAATGTCTAAAGAGCATTCGGCTGTATTTAAAGTGCTGCACACCGCCAGTGTTGAGGAGCTGGCTCTCCTTGCGTATCAACTGTAAGACTGCTGGCGAATGCTCAGAGTTCTACTTGGTTGAACGCTTGTTTTAATTTCGTTGTTCTTTTCAAAATTTATAAGTATATTATACACCGCTTTTGGGGATTTGTCAAGAAAAATTTTAAATTATTTTTCTCACTCCTCCCCGAGGGGCGAAGCACACTACTACTGTGCTTCTAGGTGGTCAGCTAACTTGCTTAAGTCAGCTTTGGTAGCCTTGCTAATAGTCGGTACTTCGATACCTAGCACTGCTTCGATTCTGTTTACGAATTCTGACTTTAGTACTACTGGCTCGCCTTTCTTAGTCATTCTTGGCTGAGATTTGTAAACGCCTTCTCTTGATAGTTTAGCGATTACGCTCCTTGCATTCTTGCCCATTTTCTCTGCAAGCATGTCTACTGTTGCTCTAGTTGGTTCTGTTGTGTAAGCTTCGAGCATGAAAGCCACATCTTTCTCTGAATAATTTTTAGCTGTTGCCATTGTTTCCTCCTTTGTGCTTCTTTTAAAAATATTTGTAATCCATTTCATAATAAGTATATTATACCCTTACTTGTACTGCCTGTCAAGAACTATTTGAAGCAATGCTAAAAATAATTAAGGCAGATAGTGCCACGAGATTCGCAAGTATTAAAGTAGCTTCAGCATCCATGTTCTTGCTTCTCAATCTCAATTTCATATAACTATTATACTAAAATAAGGGGTTCGTGTCAAGAACTATTTTACTTCTGCCCAAAAAAACTCATCGCCTAAGCATACTTCTAGCACTTGGTCTACTGTGCCATCGGCCCAATAGTCATCTTCTTCTACCAATTCTTCGCGTAGGTCTGCAATGAAGTTATGCCATTCTAGTCCTGTGTAAAAAGTAAAGTCGCCGTCTGCTATATCAAATGATACATGCGTGATTTTCATACTTGGTATTCTCCTCTCAATTCATACATATATTATACAACGCCTGTATCTGCGGGTCAAGTCTTTTCTTCTGCGATGCATCATAAAATAACGCCGACGAATTCTCGGGGGCCGGACGCGAAACCTCGCCACTTCGTGCCAAAACCTCCGAAAAGCGCAAAAAACTTCCGAAAATTGTTGACACACCCGATAAAGTGTGTTAAACTGTTAATAACATTATTAGAACCCCGCCAAGCGCGCGTACTTCATTTTAGCACTTAGCTTTTGCACTTTGGCGCGCTACGCCGCTCATGTAACTTTTGCACTTAGTTTTTGCACTTCGCGCGGCGCAGGGCGCTTGGCGGGTGCTCTGAAACCCTTTAAAATCGGGGGCCTGCTCTGGGCGGTTCCCCTAAAATCATCTGGTACACCCGCCAAAGACAGACCTGTCCCCAAAGAAATTTACGCCAACCGTTAAATAAGTATTGACATGCCATCCCCGCTATGGTATAATCGGCGCGGCCGCCTCTCGGCTAAAAATAGTTGAAAATAGTTGTTGACAATCTCAATCCGCGCTGTATAATAGTATACATAATCAAAAGGAGATAGAAATGGAAAAAGTAGTAGAGAAAAAAGTAGCAAAGCCTAGCAAAAAAGTTTTAGTAGCGCAATTGATGGAAGCGGGCGTAGACCCAAAAATAGTCAAAAGTTTAGAGCGCGCAAACCTTGACACGCTAACATGGGTCAAAGGTCTAATTTCTAGCTAAGCGGGTGGGGACAAATTGTCCCCCTTTTTTTGCGCCAATGACTTGACACGCCCGACAAAGTATGATAAAATACCAGGGTGGGGTTGGGGTCCAGAGGAGACTTACAAATTACCCGGGGTACGAAAAAATTATAAAAAAAGACTTGACTTTTCGTTTGCGCACTGGTATACTGGCGCAGGCGACATTAAAAATTTCATTTTGGCACTTCGGCCGGCGCTGCGCGCACGCGGATGCGAATGAGAATCATTCTCATTTGGCGTGAAGCAGTTTGAGAAGGCGCATTTTTAAATGCGGGTTTTTAGTTCTTTTGATTAGGCGGATAAGTTCCGCCTTGCTTATTTTCTTTTTCATAGTAGCTCCTTAAGTTCATCAAGTGGCGCGCCTGTTTTTGCATTGTAGAACCATTCCCAGCCGCGGCCGTTGGTTGTGTATTCTTGCATCTCCCATGCGCCGAATCTTACATATGCTAATTCATATTTATCTTTTGCCCAAAGTAGCAATCTGTCCTCTACCTCTTTAGCGGCGCGTTTTGTTGGAAAAGATTTGTGAAAAATAATTTGCATATGCTTTTCGTATGCGCGTCTCTTCATATCTTTAGTTATGCCGATAGTAAAAGCGCGCGCCTCTTCGGGGTGTAGTGAAATGCTGATGTATAAAAAGTGTTTCATAATTGCTCCTTGTTATATATATTATAATCGAAACAATGCGCAAATGTAAAGCTAAACATTCATTAATTGTTTGGATAAATTAATTTAAAAAAAGGGTTGACATCCCCGACAAAACGTGCTAAAATACCAGGGCGGGTCAGGGGCTGACCTGGTGTTTAAAAAAGTTCATCTTTTTTTAAAAATTCTCTTGACAAGCGTGTTCGGTTGTGATAAAATCGGCGCCATATTGTAAATGAGAATCATTCTCATTTGGCGGCCTGCGGCGCACCCCTGCTCGCTTCGCTCGCACAGACAACCCTATTCTTTTTACCCCAGGTATGATCTAAAATGTAGACCTGGGCTTGACAAATAGTGGGGTACTCGGCGCCAAAGTAAATTTTCGTACTTTTATGCAGGGGGGCACTGGCGCAAAAAAAAAAAAAAAAAAAAAAAAAAAGAAAAATA